TCGAAGCGCGTGGCCAGCGCCACCGCCGTATGCCGGGATCCGTGCAGGCCGAGGAATTTCAGTTCCAGCGGTTCGGCCTGCCGGTGCACGACGATCGAATCGGCGTCGATCAACCGGTTTTTACGCGTCGTGGTTTTTTGGATCGGCTCGTAATTCCATTCGATCTGGAAAATATTATGCAGCGCCTTGAAATCGTGTTTCAGCTCGCCGTGGGTGACGACGTTGGTTCCGTCGATTTGTCCGGAGTACGCCGCGCCGACGGAAAGGTTCGGCATGCGGCGCAGCCCGAGCGCGCCGTCGGCGTACACCGGCATGTAGGCGAAGAGCAGCAGCAGCAATTCCTTTTCGATAAATTCCTTGCCCTTGCGCTTGGTCACGCCTTCGAAGCGCACCGGGAAGCCGGCTTCGTCGTTGGCCGGATCCCACCAGTCTGTGCCGATACCGGTGAAATCCGTCAGGCGCACGAATTCGCTCGCCACGCCCAAATGCCAGTTCGCCGGCAACGCCGCGCCGCCCTGATTGTGCAGGATCCCGGTCAGGAGCGCATAAATCAATTTGACCGCCGGCAGTTCCAGATAGACGTATTCCTCGACGCGGGTGCGTCGGTCCGCCGGTTGGCCCGCGTCGATGACGTGGTCCGCTTCGACGGTATTGAGTGCGCCGCGCGTGCATCCGGTAAATTGCGTCGCGGTCGTGGCCGTGTAGCGGATCACTTCATTGTCGATTTTGACGTAGCCGACCGTGGCGCTCGGCGCGTCGGAATAACTCACGCCATGATCGACAAGCTCGAACGCCGAAGTGTCGAATACGTTGATCGTCGTATCGCCGATCGACACGCTCGATTGCAGATTGGTGATCGCGACGTCGAAAATGTCCTCGCGCAGCTCGCGTTGTACGTCCAGGCAGCGGAATTTATAGATCCCGCCGTCGTAGGCGATCTCGTCCACGAGCTGGGTCTGCACCAGCACGAATTCCCGATCCGCCAGCGCGTTGAACGTCAGCCCCTCGTAGCCGACGAATAAGCGCACCCGCTGCAACCGCGTGCTGCGTCCCAGCGCGAGCTGCCCGCCCAGCAGGGCATTGATCTGTGCCGCCAAATCGATCAATTCGAAACTGATCGAACCGATCGTGGCCACGGCCGTGTCGGGATTGAGCGTTTGCGACGTGGCCGAGAGTTCGCGCACGACGTTTTGCGTGACCGACGCGCCGGCCGGCACCGGCGTCCCCGCGTGGGACGTGAAGTAGTGTAAAATCGTATTGGCGCCGTCGAACGCCAGCTCGATCACGTACCGCGGGGATTTTTCCGCCGCCGCGTCTTTTTGGGCGAACGCGGCGTTATCGGTGCGCATCAGCCAGCCACGCGCACGGTAAAATCAATCGTATATTGACGCGGCGCAACCCGGTTTTCCTGATACGAATCGGATTCCAGCGACACGACGAGCGGTGTGTCCGGCGCGGCGGCGGTCCCGTACGGATCCACCACAAACGATTCACCGCCCTCGACGGACGCCAAAAATTCGCGCCATTGCGCCAGGCCCGCCTCGGCGATGAAATCGGTGGTGAGGCTCCACAGTACGTCGCGCCGCTGCAAGACGGTCTCGACGGCGCCGCCGACGGCCACATTGCGCCGCCGGCGTACGTCCGCGCGCCGATCAGCCTTGCCGAACTCGATATCGATCGCATACAACTGATTCAATCCGCGCACGTGTCCTTGCAGGACGATGCTCGGTCCCGGACCTTCGTCCACCAGCGCGGCGCTGGTGTCCTGATTGATCTTCGTCGCGGTGGAATTGCCAAAGGCCTGAAACCAACCGTTATTCGCCGGATCGGCGAACCCCGTTGCTTCAATCCATTGATCGTCCAACAAGCCGGACAGATCCGTGGTCGTGGCGTTGAATGAATCATCCACGGCCGCGGCGAAAATATCCGTACCGCTTTTCAGATACGCGAGTTTTTCAATTTCGCGCAATGCGGTATAGCTTATCGATCCCATGTCACGCGGGCGCCAATTCGGTGGCTTGGCGGGAATTGCGACCGATCAATACGACGTCGCGATTATCGATCGCCTCCTTGACCTCGGGAATCAATACATTGTCGATGAATTCCCGGTTACCAATAAAATTTCCCTCGACAATCACGGTCACGGACGACTGCGGTGGCGCGGATAGATGCACGGCCGGAACCGGTTGCACGGCATTGACGGACGGCGTTACCGGCGTCGCCGCGCCGCCGGCGACGTTGGACGGGCTCGTGCTGCTGCTGAATTTGGCCGAAGCCGCCTGCGCGGCAAGCGCGATGTACTTGGCGGCCGTCAACGCGCCGAACACGGCGCCCCAGGGCAAACCGCCGCCGCGTTCGATCGCGGCCGCGATCGCCGCCGGCGCGGCGACGGCGATCTCCGACAAAGCGAACGCCTGATGCAGCCGAAACAGCGTTTTGTTGCTATTGGCCACCGCGGCCAACTCCTGCTGGCCGAAACCGATGACCGTTTTCAGTTTCTGCCCGAAATTCAGTTCCTCGAATTGCCGCCGCGCGAGCACGCCCTGGGCGTGGATGTTGCCGAGCTTGGCCTGGTGCTGCAGCTCGATCTCCTCGCGCAGCGTCAGCCATTCCTGCTCATTCAAAAATTCCAGCGCGCGCGCGCTGTTGACCAGGCTCAATTGCTCGTCGCGGTGCGCCTGCAGCCGCTCGTTCTCGGTGAGGAACGATTCGCTGAGTTTCTCCAGGCGCTTGTCGTAGAACTCGGTGAGTTTTTTCAGTGCCGCCTGATTGCCGACGCCCTTGCCCGTATCCGCCCCGGACAACCCCGCGCGGGATTCGGCGATCGCCTGCGCGGATTGCTCGGCTTGGGCGCGCACTTCGGCGAACCAGGCGCGCACGCGTTCGCGCGGCAGGCCTTCCAGCGCGATCGCGTCCATTTCGGCCTGCAGCTCGTTTAACCGATTGGCCGAAACGTCCGCCAGGAGCTGCAGCGCCTGGTTGTATTGCGCGGCCTCGATGCCGAGTTTTTTCCCGATGAACGAATCGGCCAGGCTGTTTTGCAGGTGCGTGATCTGGCGGTCGAAATCGGCGAGGCCCTGAATCATGAAATCCAGCGCGAACCCGACCGCCACTTTCAAACCCGCCCATGCGAACCGCAAGCCCTGCACGACGTTGCTCAGCAGCGCCACCGCCTCGGCCGCGCGCTCCATGCCGGAAATCACCTGGTCACGGAATCCGTTGTTGTCCTTGGCGGCCTGGGTGAACCGATCCGACAAGGTTTGAATGACCGGGGCGAGGTGCACCGCCACCGTGTTGGCCAGGCCCTTGAACACGAGTTGACCGCGTTCGACCGCGTCATTGGCCAGCTCGATCTTGGCCGAATCCACGCGCGACAGCGCCACGCCGAGTTTCTCCACGTCGTCGCGCGCCGCGGCGAGCGCGCCGCCGCCCTCGGCGAATAAATTAAGGACCTCGTTCGAGCGCTGGCCGAAAATATCCATCGCCAGGGCGTTGCGCTCCGTGACGTTGCGCACGCCGATCAGGCGCTCGCCGATGCGCTGGAACTGTTCGTCGATGGGCAGTTGGGCGAGCTGCGCGGCTTGGAATCCCAATTGCGCGAAGGCCTCGCGCGCCTCGCCGGTGCCGTGGGCGGCGTCGATGACGTTGCGCGTGGAGGTGCGCAGCGCGATGTTGACGCGCTCAAAATCCACGCCGGCCAGGCTCGCCGCGTGCTGCAGTCCGGCCAGGCGCTCGGTCGACACGCCCAACCGGTCGCTCATTTTGGCGAGCGCGTCGGCGGACTCGAACGCGTTTTTGATGAGCAGCCCGAAACCGCCCACGCCGGCCAGACCCACCAACGCGGTCCGGGCGTTGAGTACCTGGCGGCCGAGCGTGCGCAAGCCGCCGCGCACGGAGCGAAACGCCGCGGCGGTCTTGTCGACCGCGCGGATTTCAATTTTGCTTTCGGCCATCGCCTCGATCCAAAACGCCGTTGATCAATTCCATCGCCTCGAGGTAATAATTCGGTTGCTCGAATAATCCGCCCGCGTACGGCAGCCAGCGGTTGCGGTAGTGGCTGTGCAGCCGCAACAGGAACCGGGATTGCGGCGTGATCATGGGCAAAAAACAGGTACGGCTTTCGAGGTCGACGGCGCCGGTGATCACGAACTGCGGCGTCGGGGCGGGGTTGGATTCATCGCAGTGCCGGCCCCAGGTGCAGGTCGCGCAATTAAACAACGCCGGCGCGCGCGCGACTTCCACGGCGATGATCAGGTTTTTTTTTCTTCCTCGTCGGGCGCGCTGAGCAGCACGATCTCCACCGCCAATTCGGCGCGCACGTCGTACGGAATCAGTCGGAAATTCGCGCGACTGAAGCGCACGGGCCCGGCGTCGTTGGCGAAGTGTTCCCAGCCGATGAGGCCGTGCTGCAGCGCGATCTCGATGCCCTTGCCGCTGACGTGCGTCACGATGCCCTGCTCGTTGACGAGCAATTCCGGCGCGATGTAACCCATGCGCTCGCCGTCCAGTCCGCGCAGATGGAACCGTACCGGGGTTTCTTCGCCCTCCTCGGCCTTGGGCGTGTACCACACCGGCTCGAAGGGGTTCAGTGCTTTGGTGCGTGGCATGCGCGCTTATCCCGTAATGTGCTTGACCGCCCACATCACGGCCTCTTCGATCTTGGTCTTGGCGAGCGACAGCTCGCGCGAATTGCCGAGCGACCCGACGAATTCGTGCAGCGCGAGGCCCATGTCCTTGACCTGCGTCATGTTCGCCTTCTCGGCCTCGTTCAACACCTTGTACCGGTGCCGCATGGTGTTGTTGATCGTGCGCTGGTCGGAGCTGCTGTCTACGGTTTCAGGGGCCATCTTGGTTCTCCTGTTTGACTGTTGAGAAAGGGCCGTGCGTCCGGCCGGATTTAGGTGAAAAGCAGCGTGACCTCATCGTCGCCGGACGACTCGGCCGCGCCGAAGGGGGTTTCCAGGGTACGGATGCCGTCGCGGTCCCCGGGCGCCAGCTCGCGGTGATACACCGCGGGCAGATCGAATTGATAACGGTTGTATTGCGTGTCGCCGATCACGCCGGTGGCGATCGCCGCCGTGGCGCCGGCCTTCCAATTGGCGATGAACGGATACGTCGCCACGAGCACGTCCTCGGGGTCGAACGAACCGGCGACGTCGCGCCCGGTAATGCGGATCTCCGCAAAGCCATCGGCCGCGCTGATGCTCGGGGGCGTAGCGACCTGGTTGTTGAGATTGACGTTGAGCGCGCTGACGACCGCCGCATAGGCGCCGATCGTGAACGTGCCGCCCTTGACCGCCGGCGGCTTGGTCGCATCGAACGTCGGCGTCGCCAACGCGACGTCGGCCTCGGCGGCGACGTGGCCGGTCACGGTAAAGCGCGCCAGACCTTTATTGCCCGTCTCCAGGGCCAATTCCACGGTGCCGCGGCATCCGGTCACGATAAAGCGCTTGCCGTCGCGATACAGATAAATCGTCACCGATTCCAGTGCGCTCGATACCGGCGCGTAACTCGCCGTTTCCAATCCGACCGTGGTCACGATCGTCGCGCCCAAAGCGCACGCGCGCAGCAGCGCGTCGATTTCCGGGCGCACCGTCGCGCTGAACGCCGCGCCCGGGCCCTTGAGCTCGCACGCGAAGGTCAGTTGCAGCAATGTTCCGCCGAAGATTTGCTGCAGCTGTCCGAGGTTGGGGCGCACCCCGGGGCGTTCGGCCAGGCGCGCGCCGGCGTGCGACCAGGCCAGATCCTCCACCAGCACGGCGTCGGTGGCGGCCGCCGGCGTGGAATCGACGCCGTAGCTAGTCTCGATCTTCGCCAGAATCAGTTCGCGTTTTGTCAGCATCGCTGGGGTCCTCCGCGGCCGTGTGGCCGCTCGTGTCGCGGTTGATCAAAGTCGTGCCGCCGCGGCGCGGCGTGAGCGTGACGCGCGGTTTTTCGCGCGCGGCGGACGCGGACGGCGCCGCGCGCGCCGGCGCGGCGGATGGGGTTCGTTTCGGCATGGGTCAGGCTCCGGGGTTGAGGCGCGAGCGCCGGTACAAAAACCGCCAGGTCAGGCGCAGCGAGGCGGCCGGCTGTTCGCCTTCGTTGCTGATGTCGGGCTCTTCGGATTCACCCTCGCGCGTATCCAGCACGAAACTCAGGCCCTGGGTGTAATCGGCCTGCAACGCAACGGCGACTTCCTCGCGGATGCGGTTGAGCGTGGTATCGACCTGCTCGGTTATCGATTTAACGACGCCGAGAATATGGATCGTCAGCAGGCTGTCGATCAGAGTCTGGCTGTACTCGGCCACTGGTTCGTCCGGTCCGAGATACACGAGCAGGCCCGGCAACCCGGCCGCTTCCAACGGATATTCACGCCCGCGAAACACGCGCGCGCCGGTGGTCGCGAGCCCGGTGACTTTTGTGGTCACCGTCGCGACAATCGTTTCGGCGCGGTGGGTCATTGTTTTTCGAGCACCAACAACGTCAACCCCGTGCCGTCCGGATGCACGCCGCGCACCGCATACGTCACCGCCCCGCGCACGACCAGCTTGCCGTGGACCACGCCGGCGACGTCGGAATCGCGCACCAGCGCCGCCGGCTGCGCCGACTCCACGCCGATGCGCCCGACCGCTTCCTCGAAAAACGCGCTGTCAAAAATCATCGCCACGCCGGGCGTGCCGTCGTACATCACGAATTCGGCGAAGCCGTTCACGGTGTCGAAAAAAACCGATAAATCCTCCGTGATCGCCATGAATCATTTTCCAGAATCCGCGGCGCGCAATCAGACCGAATATTTCGGATGCGACATGAAATTCGCCGCGACCAGAACGGGTCCCGTCACGATCGTTCCAACGACGCGCACCCAACCGCGAATGGCGCCGGCACCGACCGTTCGCTTTTGGATTTGATTCGCCGCACCCGCCGCGAATGCGCCTTCATTCGGCGTCACCGGGGCGGCGCCGGTGCCGGCGCCGTCCGTGGCATCTTCGATCGTCCACGTGATCGAACCGGTCAGCGCGCCGCTCTGCACGCTAAATACCAGGTCGCCCTCGTATTTGCGCGCGTCGACCCAAGCGGAAGTCGCCGCCGCGGTATTCGCCGCCGAAACCGGATCCAACAATTTTACCGGCTCGACGGCCTGGCCTTGATTCATCAGCATGGTTTATCTCCTTAAGAGCGCCCATCAAGAGAAAGGGGTGAGGGAACACTGTGTTGGGGCTATGAGTTACCCTCCTTTGAATTTAAACCGTCCGGTCTTTTCTGAATCGTCTTTGGGCGGTTCGTTTTTCGAGGTATCGGGAGGGTCGCTTCGCTCTTTTTGGGATTTCTCCGGCGGATCGGACCATTCCGCTTTTTTCGCGGCCACCATTTCCGCCGCGAAGACACTGGGCAGTTCGACGACGGAGTCGACGACCGTCGGTTTGCCGTTGTAAAAAAATGCGCGCACGACGCGTACGTGTTTGGTTTGCATATCGATCTCCTGGGAAAAGGCGCCGGCGACGAGCGCCGAGCCCGTCGCCGACAATACCATGACGGGTTTTCGGTTTCGGGTTAGGTGATGGTGGTGGCGCGTGAAAACGCGAACGGACGGCGCACGCCGACGTCGAGCGAGTAGATCGCGCGCACGCCAATGATTCCCCCCTTGAAATTCGCGAACGGGTTGACCTCGACCTCGAGCACGCCCCACTCGCCGATCACCAGCTCGTTCCAATCGCCGAAGATCATGCTGGCGGCGACGAGCTGGTTCGACGACATCGCCGGGAAGCCGGACACCTGTCCGTCCCAGACGTTGCCGACCCAGAGCGGCGTGTCGGTGTTCGCGAAGCGCGCGCGCTGCAGCAGCAGCGCCGCCACCGCCGGCGTGGTGGCATAGCCCCCGCGCGCCGGCATAACGTTCGCCGTGGCGACGTCGGTCTGAAACTCGAGCACCTTGGGATAGTCGATCGCCGTGCCCACCACCGACCCGATGCCGGCGGTGTTGGCGATGCCGGTCGGCTGGCCCGCGGCGCCGGAGCCCTCGAGCGCCGCCAGATCGACCGCGAGCGCGACCACCGCGGCGAGGTCGATGTTCACGATTCCCTCGACGCCGGGCGAGCTTTGCAGCAGGAGCTGGCGGCTGATCTCCGTGTAGGCGCCGACGTTCTTCGGCGCGAGCGCCATCTGCACGAACGTCTGCTGGCTCTCGGTGATATCCGTCGCCTCGGTCGAAAGCCAAAATGCCGATGCCGCCGCCGATTGGCGCGGTACCGTCACACTACCCTGTAAACCCGAAAGCCGCATCGCGCCCAGGCGGAACGCCACCGAACGGTTGCGCAGGATCTCGATGAACCCGATGTTGTCGGTCGAGACCAGGAACCCGCCGGCGCCGGCGGTGCCGACGGTGAGGTCGCGGCGCCCGAGCGCGCGCGCCAGCGCCTCGATCTCGAACACGTTGTGTTGGCGCTCGATCGCCTCGAACGGCACGTAAAACTTATGGTCCTCCGCGATCTTGCCGAGTTTTTGCGCGACCGCGCGCGAGCACTCGAGTTCGAAGCCGGCGTTCTTCCATTCCTTGTTGGCGGCCGCCAGGATCGCGCGCTTCAGGCTGAAGCGCTCGGTCTCCGCCGGCGTCAGCCCGAGCCGGCTTGCCGGCTGCGGGTTGGTGCGCCCGCGCTCCTCGAGGATGCCCAGCAGATCTTTCGATACCTCCTCGAGCGAGTAGCCCTGGCTGATCCAGGCGTCGCGAATACTTTCGGCGATGCGGTTGGCCTGGGCGAAATTTTCGATCGCGCGCCGGCGCGCGTTCTCGATATCGAGCGCGCTGCGCTTGTCGACGTCCTTGGCGGCGGCGGTCGCCGCGCGCGCGGCATCGGTTCCGTTGTTACCCTTGTCCTTGTCCTTGTCGTTGCCGGCGTTTGCGGCCGCCGCGGCCGTTGCTTTGTCGGGCATGGCTGTCTCCTCGGCGGCATCCGCCGGTTGTGAGGCGCGGATCATCCGCACCTCGAATTCGCGCTCGTCGTGCCCGCGCCCGATGCCGACGCTGGCGTCGGCAGGAATGGACACGATCGACACCTCGAACGGCTCCCAATCGGTCACCGTGAACCGCTCTTTCTTCACGTCCTCCTCGATCACGTAGCTGCGGTACATGATCGAGACGTTGCGCAAACCGCCGTCGATCATCGTGCGCACTTCCTCCGCGCGCTCGGTGTCGAAGAGCTTCGCGTCGACCACGAACCGGCCCTGCTCCAGGCGCGCATCCTCGATGATGCCGATCGGATCGTAACTGTCGTGGTTGAAGAGGAGCGGCATCGCGCCCTTTTTCGCGCGATCGAGGCGCACGGCGCCCTTTTCGTGGGAGAGCACCTCGGTGCCGTACCAGCGCTCGACCTCGGCCTCCGACGACGCCGGGAAAGTGAGGCGCTTCGTGTCCGCCTCCTGGCGCACCTGGATCTCGGCGTTTTCGATGAAGCGCCGCAGGGTTTTCATGCGTTCTACGGTTTCCGGCATTGGGGCGGTCTCCTATCGTTTAAACGAAACGACCCGCGCGGGCGGGTCGTCGGTGTCGGTGTCGGTGTCGTCCGGCTTCGGCGCCGCTGCCGGGTTGGGCGAGGTGTCGAAGCTCAAGCCCTTCTCCTTGATGAGCGCCAGCTCCTGCTCGCGCTCGTCGAGCACGTCCTCCAAATCGTAGCCGTTGCCGGTCTGCGCGATGATCTGAGTCTTGGTGAGGTAGCCGGCGTTCTCGGCGGCCTTGAAGGCCTCGACCTCCTTGTTCGGGTCGATCCAGCTCCAGCCGCGCGCCTTGAAGCGCACGGCCTCGAACTTGCGCCGGTTCAACGCGTACTCCTCGACGGCGATCGCGCTGATCGCGCGCGCGAGCACCGCCTGCTGCAGCCAGCGCCGGTGCACCGCCGCGCGGAAGCGCCGGATGAACCAGCCCTGCAGCACCCGCCAAAGGTCGCGGTCGTCGAGCAGCGCCAGGCGGCTCGACGAGTAGTTCGACTGCGAGTAATCGCGCGACAGGCTCTCGTAGCTCGGGCCGACACCGGCCGCGACTTCGCGCAGCATGAGGCGCATGAACGGGTCCATCGCCGCGTTCGGGCGGTTCGGCATGAAGCTCGAGAACTTCTCGCCCGCGCGCAGCCGCACGACGACGCCCGATTCGAGCGTGACCTCGAAGCTGCCGTCGTCCTGCTTGTGCCCGCCCAGGGGATTGTCGCCCTCGGGCTGCTCGACCACACCCATGTAGCACGCGGCCGCGCGCGCGGCGATGATCTCGGCCTCGGAGTAGCCGTCCATGTCGTTGAGCTTGCGCGCCACGGCGTGCATCCACGGCTCGCCGCGCGTCTGCGGCCAGCGGTCGATCACGCGCAGGTGGTGGAGCTGCTCGATCGGCACGCGCTCGAGGCGGTCGATGCCCGCTTGAAAGCGCAGCTCCCCCGGGTGGCGCTCGCGGATCCAGGCGGCGACCGGCCGGTAGAACCGGTCGACCTCAACCCCCATGCGCAGGATCGTGCCCGCCCCCGTCGGTCCCACCGGGAGCGAGGGGAATTGGAACTCATCGGCGATGCGCTCGGCCTCGATCAGCTCGAGCGCGTACGGCACCGCGGAGTCGGCGAGCGGTGCGTAGTGCTCGCGCACGATCACCTCGCCCGCCTCGAACACCTGGCCCATCGCCTGGCGCTCAAGGTCGGCGAAGTCGAGCTCGCCGCCCGTGTGGCAGCGCTCGGCGCCCGCCCATTCCGTCCAGGCATCCTCGATCGCGTCGTTCACGCGCTGGTTAAGCTTCCCGCGCGCGGTCTTCACCTGCGCCTGCATGCCGATGGCAGCGCCGATCACGTTGTTGACGATGATCGTCTTCGCGCGCTTGGCGTAGGCCGAGTCGCGCACCAGCGCGCGCGAGCGGTTGCGCAGGTCCGTCAGGCTCGTGACCAGCTCGCTGTCGGCGCTGGTGTTGCTCGTGCCCCACCCGGCCGTCAGGCGCGACTGCTTCGCCGTCTGGTACATGCGCGCGCCGAGTGGCCCGGCGCCGACCGCCCGCGCCGGCGCCTTCGCTTTGCGCGCGCGCGGTTTCGGCGCCGGGCGGTTCTGCTTGGCGAGATACGTGATGATACCCATCAGCCGCTCCTCACCCCGAGCCACACGAGCGCCGCGCCGACCACGATCCACGCCGAAGGCTCGTGGATTTGGACAATGCCGTAGCCGACCACGCCGATGCCGCCGAACACCAGCGCATCGCGCAGGTCCGGCATCGCCGGCGAGCGCGCCACGCGTGAAAGCCACTGGCCGAACCGATTAAACACGGTTTAAACGGATCCCGATGTTGCGCGGATTGACGCCGAGCGCGGCCGCCGCGCCGCGGGTGGCTTCCTCGTCCGCCACCTCCGCGCGCAGGCGCTCGCGCAGCGTCAGGAGCTGCGGCACGTCGCGCTTCGTCACCGAGCGGCTGCCGCTGCCGGTCGTAACCGTGTAGGCCTGCACCGCGTCCTTCGAGAGCGCCTCGATCGCGGCCTCGACGGACTCGAGCGCCCGGCGCGCCTGGCTGCGCGTGTCGGTGCCGGCGGCGATCATCGCCGGATCCGCGACCAGCACCACGAGCCCGCTGTCCACCGTGTAGCGCGCACCCGCTTTCTCGACCCACGAGCTCCAGCCGTACTCGCCGGCGATCCAGGCCGCGGTCGTCACCGGCGCCACCTGCACCAGGTACTTCGTGCCGTCGTCGGTGGCAACGATATCGATCGCCGTGCCGCCGGCGGCGCGCGGGACGAGCCGATATTTCAGCGTCCAGCCGTCGGCCGGCGGAAAATCCGGCAGCGTCACGTCGAAGTCGAGCGTGTCGCCGGCGATGATCTTGTCTTTCATGCGTGGGGTTTTCCGAGTCGACGAACAAGTTGATTGACGTTATCGAGCCCGAGCCGCGCCGCTGGATCGAAACCGTGGTAATGCGCGCGCCGTGCGTCGACGAAAATTGGTTGACCGGTCGGTTCGATAGGCAGCGCCGAGTCCGATTCCGCCCCCGGATTAATCGTGATGACCGCCGCGCCAAGATTTACAACGACCGCCTGGGCGAGATCGCTTTCGACGGCTTGGTCGATTACCACGACCGATTCGGGCGTAACCGTGAACGCCGTGTCGATCTCGGTGGTCTGCCCCAACGAGATTACGACCGGCCCCGATAAATATTCGATGGGCTGCGCCGCGTCGGTTTCGACGGCCGAACCGACGGCGACGATCGTTCCCTGCGAAGCCGACACCGCCGCGGCGGTGTCGGCTTCCGATGCCTGAGCAACCCCGATCGCGAGCCCGCCGGGCAATGCCGCGACGGCCTGCGCCAAATCGGTTTCGATCGCCGCATTGACGGCGATAATCTGACCGCCGGTGATAACCGCGATCGGTTGCGCGGCGTCGGACTCGGCGGCCGAATTGACCGCGACACCGACCGCGCCGGCTGCCGCGGCGACCCCTTGGGCGAGATCCGTCTCATTGACCTGGCCGACGGCGATCGACACGGCGCCGGCGACCACTGCGACGGCCTGCGCCAGATCGGTTTCGATCGCCGCATTGACGGCGATAATCTGACCGCCGGTGATAACCGCGATCGGTTGCGCGGCGTCGGTTTCCGCCGCCTGGCCGACAGCGGCGCTCACCGCTCCCGGCGCGGCTGTCACGGCTTGCGCGAGGTCGGTCTCTAACACCTGACCGACCGATACTGCGAGAGCTCCCGCTACCGGCGCGATGGATTGCGCAAGATCCGTCTCGCTGACTTGGGCGACTGCAACTGTTGCGCCACTGCTGAGATCGCTGGTGACGATCTTGCTTACCGTGCCCTCAGTAAGCCCTGACCCTTCAACATTGAAGCTATGCGAGCGCCCGGTGTTGGTAGTGACCTCATGGCACCAGACGTTGACGAATAAAAACTCATTGTCGAAGCTGATGGCGCCAGGATCCACAGTCCATGTTTGCGTGGCGGTGCTGTTCGTCCACCAATCGACATCGTCCGTTGTTTGAAAGAGAAAGGTGAACGTTCCGGCAAAATCCTTCGACGTGCACTTGTAGAAATTTAAGACCGGGTGTCCATTGATCTGCGCCCGGTTGTCCGTATGCCGGACCTGCACCGTCCAATTGCCGGCCGCGAATTGCCCTGCGTAGGAAAGCTCACTGAACCATCCAAACTGGTCTGCCGCGTTGGGTGGCGAGGCGGTATTAGGCTCTCCCGTTGCCCCACCCGTTCCAACTGTCGCTCCCGGCCGAACGCTTCGCGAGAAATCAGCCGTCCCGTGGCCTTCGTGGACTGTTGTTGTGTCTTCGGCTCCGGTAGGGAACGCTTCCCGCAGCTCCCACGAGCCAGTAGGCGCGCCACCCTGGAGATTTCGAAAGTAAAGTGTCTTAGCTGCCATTTCGACAACTTAGGCACACGAATGCGCGTATCCCGGGCGCGACAGTGATCAGCTCCGGCGAGCCGACGCTGCTATGCGCGGCCATAAGAATGGGAAACTCATCGCGGCAGAGGCCGCAACGAAACCTCGTGATGCGACGCGTTTCTACATACTCCGGCCCAGCGTCAGTCCCAATGGGGTGGTGGTGCATTGCGGATCTCCGGGTTAGCGGTCGGAGCGTTGATGTCCGCAACGACGAGCGGCGTCGCCAGCACCCGCGTCGCGGTCGTACTCAGCTCGGTCAGGGCTGTCGTCACACTTAGCCGATCGGGGAACCAGACGACGGACTGGAAAACAGCGGGGTTGCGCCCGACGCGACGCACCGACATCGCTTCCAGCACGCCACCCAAGCGGTCGAGGATCGGATACAGGCCCACGGTCGGCTCAACCGCTGTACCGATCAGAAGTTCTTTTTGCCGGACGAGCCGGGTGTCCTCGACGGCAATCTCGAGTGTGACGCGGCGGCCCATCGTGCTCAGGCGGACCGACTCAGGACGCCCGGTAGAATCCGGCCGCGGCGATCTGCGCGGTGATATCCCCGCCGTTCGGCGTCACCACGAAGTCGTGCCACGTCAACGGCACGATGTTTGCGTCGGTCCCGGTCGTGGTGTCGTTGTCGTAATTGGTCCCGAGGTCGGTCCAGTTGTCTCCCGCCCCGACCGCGGTCCACGTCTGATCGGGTATGTCCAAATCGACGCGATCGTTCGTGTCGTCCGGGGCGAAGGCGACGATATCGGCGTCGGTCAACACTTTGCGCACGTATCCCGTGTTGGTGACTTCCGCCGTGTTCACATCCGCCTCTATGGCCGCTACCGTATCGAGGTCTTTGATCACGGCATCGGTTGCCGTCGAGGCCCACACGATCACGATTAGGGCGGCATTGGCGGGGTCGTTGAGATCGACACGGTTATAGAGCTCGGCGACGCGCCCGAGCGCGATGTTCAACACTTGATCCGCCATTACGCACCCCCGAGGACGCAGTCGAAATAATTAATACAGCAATAACCCGACGGATTTTCCGGATCCGGGGATGGCGCCCCGGGGTGCGCCGTGGCCACGTGCACGCGGGCGGCGGCGCCGTTTCCATCATCGGTTAATTTTTGCCCGCAGTGGCAACAATACCGTCCGGGCTCGCGCGTGATGTTGAACGTCATCGCGCCATTTTCGGCATGGATGGTCAACACCCCATCGACCATCGACAACCATCCTTCGTCGATGCCGCAACGCACGAGCTCGGGCGTAAAGTGTTGTACGCCGGTGCGCGGCCGCCGCGTAATGCGCACGCTACGCACCGGCGGCACCAATTGCTCATTAATGCCGATGACCGACCTTTGTCCGAGCAGCTTCCCAGGATTCACCGCGCGGCGCCGTCCGGCCTGATGCACGCGCCACTTGGATTTCGGCGCGCCGTGATCGTATACGCGTTTCAATTCCATAGCTTTTTGCCCCCGTGCTGTTTCACTTGGAACGGCTTAGATAAAAGCGCATATCGGCCTCGAAATTGATCGGCCAGCGCGTGCGGATGACGCGCGCGAGCTGTTTCGCGACGTGTTCGCGCGCCATCTCGCGCGGGATGCTTGGCCCGTGCTTGACCGTGATCGGAAGGCGACTCTCGCCGACGCGCCGGAACACCGTGCGGCCCTGGTTGCCGATGAACGTCCCGCGATACAGCCGCCGCCTGCCCCAGGCGTTCGCGACCACGCCGCCGGCGCGGCGCGCCTGCTCGCGCGTCTGGCGCGTGAAGCGGATGAGATTGACCGCGCGCCCGACCGCGACCACCGCGGCAAGCAGTTTCCCCACCGTCGCACGCACGCGCGAGAGCGCGACGCGGACGTCCTTCTGCTTCAAGCCCGTCTCGCGCGCGATCTCCTTCACCGCCGCGGAGCGCACCTGGTCGGCCGTGCGCGTGAGCGCGCGCGCCGCCGCCTTCTTCACCGCCGCGCGGTCGTTGCCGAGCGCGCGCAATGCGCGGTTGACGTCGTGCTTGACGTTGACCCGCAGCGTCATCAGCACGCCCGCCACACGCCGCGCTCGAGGTAGCCGTGCCACACGGGCCCCCGATGGTCGCTGATCAGAATCGACGGCGACACCGAGATCGTGCCGTCCGCGTGCTCCGTCACTTCATGATTCGCAAAGGATCCGAGATGATTACCGGGCGGCCGGCCGTACCAGTTGCCGTCGCGCGGGACCTTACCGTAGTCGCCCTCGGCCAGGCGCAGGCGTCCCTCGGCGTCGGGATGCACCCGGCGGCCGATGACTTGCGTTCCCATCGTGAAATCCCTCGCTGGTGTAGTGGGCAACAAAAAACCCGGCGCGCCTTTCGGCGCCCGGGTTTCGGTTATTCGGGACTGCTTTCGCTACTGCGTGCGCGACCTATCCGAACACGCCCTTGCCCCGCCCGCATTCGGTGCACTGTGCCTTCGTGCCGTTGTTGGCCGCCACGATCAGCCAGGGCAACAGCCAGAAACCAAACGTCAGGATAGCCAGGACCAGGTGCAGCAGGTGAGAGGTGCTCGGCTGGACGTGCATCGTCGACTTCTTGCACTTGCGGCACGGCTTCATTGTCATCCGGGTCGCCATGCGGTTCTCCCCTTGACGCGCCCTCCATCGCGGTGCTCGGGTTTTTCGGTGATTCGTTCGCGCCGGTGACAATTCGACCAGCGTGCGCATTTATGCACGGTTTTCCGTACGAGTCAAGCCCCCTCAAATCAGAGATTTTTTTCCCGCAACAGCG